TACTTATGTCATGGGCGTTGATACTGCAAGAGGTATCGGCGGCGACTATTCTGCATTTACTGTGGTTGATGCAACCTCTGTTCCATATAAACTCGTTGCTAAATACCGTAACAATAAAATACCACCGATGCTATATCCCAATATTGTAAACAAAGTGGCGAGAGATTTTAATAATGCATATGTGATGATCGAAATTAATGACATGGGTCAGCAAGTTGCTGACATTTTACACGCAGAATTAGAATATGATAATATTTTAACAACGTCGAAAGACACAAACAAACAATATCTTTCTCCAGGTTTTGGTAGAGCAACCCAAATGGGTGTTCGAATGACTAAGCAAGTAAAAAGGCAAGGTTGTTTTACGCTAAAGTCCCTGATGGAAGAAAAGAAGTTACTGATTTTTGATGCGGATACTATCTCAGAGTTCTCTACCTTTATTGAAAAGATGGGAACTTGGATGGCAGACGAAGGTTATTTTGATGACTTGGTGATGAGTTTAGTAATGTTTGCTTGGGTAACCAGCAATACATATTTCACAGATCTGACAGATATTGACATCAGAAAGAAGTTATATGATGGTCAGATGAAACAGATAGAAGAAGAACTGACACCATTTGGTTTGATAGTAAATGGTACCGAAGAAGAATTTTTTGTTGATGGTGGAGACCTATGGTCTGTTGATACTACACCAACTAAACGTGGTTGGATGTAAAGTAAACAATTTATAAATAACCATATAAGCAAAAAAGACAGTGGTTTTTGTCAGTTTTTATATACAAGGAGAAGAAAATGGCATTTCAATTATCGCCAGGAGTCCTAGTTACTGAAAAGGATCTAACTAACGTCGTACCAGCAGTCTCAAGTTCCGCTGGTGGATACGTTGGTTACTTCCTCTGGGGACCTGTAAACGAAATTCAAACAGTTTCGTCAGAAAACCAACTCGTCCGCGAGTTCGGTAAACCAACAAGCACAACTACAGTATCTTTCCATACTGCAGCAAACTTTCTTGGTTACGGAAATAATCTACAACTAGTTCGCGCAGTTGGTTCGGCAGCACGTAATGCTGTTTGGACTGGAACTGCTCTTAAGATCGACAACCAAGATGTATATGATGCATCTTATGCTTCAGGCGAAGCAGCAGTTGGTCCATTCGCTGCTAAATTCCCAGGAGCACTGGGTAACGGTCTCATCGTTACGATTTGTGATGCTGGTGGATGGGAAGATTGGTCAGTAAATGGTCTTGATCTCACAGGTCAATTCGATGGACCGCCAACAACATCTGCTTATGTAGATGCACAAAACGGCAGTGACGATGAAATGCACATTGCAGTTATCGATGCCAACGGGCAGTTCTCGGGTGTAAGAAATACTGTTCTAGAAAAGTTCTCATTCGTTTCGAAGGCATCAGATGCTAAGAATTCAGATGGTTCTTCCAACTACTATAAGAATGTTCTGAACGCTCAATCGAAGTATGTCTGGTGGATGGATCACCCAAGCGGTGGAACAAACTGGGGTACTCGCGCAGAAGCACAAGAATTCGATATTCTTAGTGCAGCAATCGGCGACTTCCTAACAGGCGGTGTTGATGCTGCACCTGCTGATGGTGACATTCAAGTAGGTTACGATCTGTTCGCTAACAAGGAACTCGTCGACGTTTCGCTTCTTCTGACTGGTGGACACGCTGTTGCTGTTGCTCAGCACGTGATCGATAACGTTGTCCTAGATCGCCTAGACTGTGTTGTGTTCTTGTCGCCTCCATTGGCAGCAGTACAGAACAATGCTGGTGATGAAGCAACTGACGTTGTTACATACAGAAATACAACTCTCGATCGTTCGACTTCATACGCTGTTATGGATTCAGGTTGGAAAGTTCAATACGACAAGTATAATGACACATATGTCAACATTCCGTTGAATGCTGATACTGCAGGTCTTTGTGCTCGTACCGATCAAACCAATGACCCATGGTGGTCACCTGCTGGTTTCAATCGTGGCGCAATCAAGAATTGCGTGAAACTTCTGTATTCGCCAAACCAAACAGATCGTGATACTCTTTACAAGAATGGCATCAACCCAGTTGTGTCGTTCCCAGGACAGGGTGTTGTTCTTTATGGTGATAAGACACTTCTTGCGAAACCATCGGCATTCGATCGTATTAACGTTCGTCGTCTGTTCATCGTTCTTGAGAAGGCAATCGCGACTGCTGCTAAGTTCCAGTTGTTCGAATTCAACGATGTCTTCACTCGTGCACAGTTCAAGTCACTAGTTGAACCATTCCTCCGCGATGTTCGTGGTCGCCGTGGTATCTATGACTTCCGTGTCGTATGCGACGAAACAAATAACACTGGCGAAGTAATTGACCGTAATGAGTTTGTTGCAGATATCTACATCAAACCTGCTAAGTCGATCAACTTCATCTACCTAAACTTCATCGCAACTCGTACCTCGGTATCGTTCGAAGAAGTTGGTGCCTAATAACCCGAATAAATAGAATTATAGGAGAAATCTAATATGGATATTTCAAAGTTTAAAGGGTTACTAGGTGCTGGTGGTGCAAGACCAAACCAATTCCGCGTATTACTCAACTGGCCTGGATATGTAACATCCGTTCCTGATAGAGAATATGCACTTTTGGTAACTGGTGCTGCCCTTCCTGCATCAACAGTAAACCCAACTCTCGTTCAGTATCGTGGTCGCGAAGTGAAACTCGCTGGTGAGCGTATCTTCGATCCGTGGACAGTAACAATCATCAATGACACTGAAATGTCACTCCGTAAACCATTCGAAGAGTGGATGAACGGAATGAATGATCTGGAATTGAACACCGGAGTTCTTGCGCCAACCGATTATCAAGCAGACATTATTGTCCAGCATCTTGATCGTAACGACGAAGTTCTAATGGAATACACATTGTATAACTCATTCCCGATTAACATGTCGGAAATTGGTTTGCAATACGGTCAGAATGATGTAATCGAAGAGTTCACAGTAACTTTCAATTACTCACACTACCTAACCAACACACTTTAAGAGTAATCTAATATTATGGAAATTTTTGGTTATAAGATTACACGATCTTCGGAGCCACCAACGGAAAAATCGTTCGTGGCTCCGACAGATGACGGTGGCACAGATGAAATTAAAGCAGGTGGTTACTACGGAACCTATCTAGATTTAGATGGGACTGCCAGCACAGAGCAAGAACTGATCAGACGCTATCGTGACATTGCTGGTATGGCAGATGTCGACACAGCAATCGATGATATTGTCAATGACTCTATCTCAAATCTTGATGACGAAGATCCAATTAAAATTAATTTGGATAAAGTAGAGATGTCAGCAGGCATCAAGAAAGACATCGAAAAAGAATTCCAAGAAATCTTGCGAGTCTTAGATTTTAAACTAAGAGCACAAGATTATTTTCGTCGTTGGTATATCGACGGTAGATTGTTCTTCCATAAAGTTATCGATACAGCAAACCCAAAGCAGGGTCTAACTGATGTTCGATACATCGATCCACGAAAGATTAAAAAAGTTCGTGAGATCATCAAGGAAAAGGACGCAAAAACCAACGTCGATTTCATCAAACGCATTGATGAGTATTTTCTCTATAATGAGAAGGGTGTAGTGCACCAAAAGTCAGCAAGCGCAAATGACTATTCAAGTTCTGCGAATGCACTAAGAATCACTAAAGATGCTATTTGCCATGTTCCTTCTGGTCTTGTTGATCAGGATAAGAACGTTGGTCTTTCGTATCTTCATAAAGCAATACGTCCAGCAAACCAACTCCGCATGATGGAAAACGCACTAGTGATTTATCGTATCACTCGTGCTCCTGAGCGTCGAGTATTTTATGTTGACGTTGGTAACCTACCTAAGATTAAAGCGGAACAATACCTCAAGGGTATTATGAACCAGTATCGTAACAAGATTGTTTACGATTCAAACACTGGTGAAATCCGTGATGACAAGAAATTCATGTCAATGCTTGAAGATTTCTGGTTGCCTCGCCGCGAAGGTGGTAGAGGAACACAGATCGAAACACTTCCTGGAGGGGAAAACCTTGGGCAGATCCAAGACGTTGAATACTTCCAGCGCAAACTGTATCAATCATTGAACGTTCCTATCTCGAGACAGCAACAGCAATCAGGGTTAAACTTTGGTCGTGCTGCTGAGATTAACCGCGACGAATGGAAGTTTACAAAGTATATTGCTAAACTGCGTCGTCGCTTCTCACTAATTTTTGATGACCTCCTAAAGACTCAGTTGATTCTCAAGGGTATTATTACTGAAGCGGACTGGGATTCCATCAGAGATAACATTCAATACAAATATGCAACTGATGCATATTATACTGAATCGAAAGAACAGCAAATCCTTCAGTCTCGTATTGAGATTCTGAATGGAGTATCAACTTATATTGGTTCGCTCTATAGCAAAGAATATGTTCAAAAGAATATTCTGAAACTTACTGAGGATGAGATTGCAGAAATCGAAGCATCGAATGAAGCAAATCCACCAGAAGTTCCACCTGCAGAAGAGCAACCACCACAACCAGAACAAACTGAACAAGGATAATACTATGAGCGACAGTGTAGCAGATCTAATAAATAACATTGAAAGTGGCACTCTTGCCGATGCAGAACAAGTATTTAATGATTTAATGGACATTAAAGCAGGTACTGCATTAGATGCATATAGACAGCAGATTGCCATGAACGTTTTTAATGGTCAAGAATCAGAACCTGAAGAAGATTTTGATACTGACACCCAAGACGAATCAGATGAAGACTTTGCGGGAGAAGAAGATGCTGAAGTTTAAGGATTTAATGGAAAGACTTAATGTCGCCAAGGCAAAAATGGGCGATGTGATCAAGGATTTTCAGGATTCTGATGCTCCCCAGTTCAAGGGTAAGAGCGACGAGAAGCGTCGTGAGATGGCAATCGCTGCTAAGTTGTCAACTGAAGAAGTAGAAGAACTCGACGAAGTTAATTACGATGTTGATCATATGCCAGGACAAACAATGTCGGCATCAGCTGCAGACAAGCAGACAAAAAAAGTACACGATGCATGGGCAGCAGGAGCAGCAGCCCGTGCAAAGGGTCGCGCCGAAGCTGCCAAGAGACGTCTCGCTAAAGAAGAGATTGAGCAAACCGACGAAGAATTAAAGGGCAATCAACACAAGATTGATGCTAATAAGAATGGTAAGGTTGACGGACACGATTTCAAAATTTTGCGTAATGCAAAGAAAGCAAGATACCAGTAAGGAATAACAGATGGCAACTAAAGCAGTTCTAAAACTAACACAGGTTCATGGTGTTGTTAAAGTGCGCGGTACTGGCAGTGCCGAAATCGCTCTAGCAACTGACTTGAAGAAGTCGACTGAAACTCAGTCGTCACCAAAAGCAAACATTCGTGTTCTTCATTGGGCGTTATCGGTTGGATCAACTGCTACGATCACTAGAAATAGTGTTGTTCTTTACTATCTTTCCGGTTCAGGCAAGATGGAATTCATGGGATGGTCTGACAACGAAGAAAATGGTTCTAATATTGTTGTTGACTTCTCGAGCGGAACAGGTTCAGTTGTTATAGAACTTGCCAAGGTTTCTGGTTATGGTCCGCAGCAACATCAAGACCAAGGAGATCTAGGATAATGAAACTAATTACTGAAGTCGTTGAAGACATAAACCTATTAGTCGAAGAAACAAACGGCAAGAAAACACACTTCATTGAAGGTGTGTTTCTACAATCTAATTTGGCAAACCGCAATGGTCGTGTTTATCCAAAAGAGATTATGTCAAAAGAAGTTGAGAGATATAATGAAAGTTATGTCAAATCAAATCGTGCTCTCGGCGAACTCGGTCACCCAGATGGTCCATCGATCAATCTAGATCGTGTTTCTCACATGATTGTTTCTCTCAGAGAAGACGGTGACAACTATATTGGTAAAGCGAAACTCATGGATACTCCAATGGGTAACATCGCCAAAGGTCTTATCGAGGGTGGTGCTAAACTTGGTGTTTCATCCCGTGGTATGGGTACATTGAAAGCAAACAAAGAAGGTATCAATGAAGTCCAAGATGACTTCTATCTTGCCACTGCTGCTGACATTGTGGCAGATCCTTCTGCTCCGGACGCATTCGTTCAGGGCATTATGGAAAATAAAGAATGGGTTGTGGTTAATGGTGTATGGACTGAGCAAGCATGCGACATGTCTAAGAAGTTGATCAAGAAAGCATCCAGAAAAGAATTGGAAGAAGCGAAGTTGAGAGTATTTGAATCTTTCTTAAATCGTGTCTCCCGTAAAACAAAAGTTTTATAAATATTATATAATCTCGAATTCTAGGAGAAGCAAATGAACGTAGAAAACAAAATCAGAGAGTTGCTTAACAAAAAGCAACTATCCGAGGAAAATGCTGGTCCAATGGGCGCAGTAAAGGGTAAGGATACTTCAATTCCAGCAAAAACTGCAGGCGATGCAAAGAATCCACGTCAAGGATCGTCGGAAGATGCAACCGTATCTAGCGAACGCGATGACAAAACAGAAAATCCTGGTGCTAAAGAAGCAGCACCAATTGCTGATAACAAGAGCAAGATTGCACAATCAGGTGCGGGCGCTGCTCCAAACTTTACCACTGTTGCTGATCCAACATCAGTTGTGAACCAAGCATCTTCAAAAGGCAATGTTCATCAAGAAGAATATGACCCAGAAGAAGAAGATGAAGATCTAGCAGATGGTGAAGACGAAGATCTTGAAGAAGACTTCGCTGCCGATCTAGCATCTTTGTTCGATGGTAACGAAAACCTAACAGAAGATTTCCGCGACAAGGCATCATCGCTCTTTGAAGCAATGGTTGTTGCTCGTGTAAGCAACGAAGTAGGTCTCATCGAAGACCGTCTGGTTGAAGAAGCCGCTGAGTTGATGGAAGAATATAAGTCGGAACTCGTAGAAAAGGTTGATTCCTATCTCGGTTACGTAATCGAAAATTGGATCGAAGAAAATCAACTAGCAGTAGAAAACGGTCTCCGTACTGACATTGCTGAAGATTTCATTGAAGGTCTAAAAACACTTTTCGCTGAGCATTATGTTGATGTCCCAGAAGACAAATACGATGTTCTAGGTGAAATGCAATCGCAGATTGAAGAAATTTCTTCAAAACTGGATGAAGCAATCGCTGCTAATGTAGAACTACACAATGCTAATATCGATCTCAACAAGGAAAGTGTTCTTTCTGTAGTTGCAGAAGGTCTAGCAAAAACAGACGCTGAGAAATTCAAGTCGTTGGTCGCTGATGTAGAATTCGAGAATGCAGAAATCTTTGAAGAAAAACTGAATGTCATCAAGGAAAATTATTTCCCTAAGACAAGAACTCTTTCAGAAGAGAAGTTTGACGATGGAGTCGAAAATGACTTCAGCGAAGGATCGACGGTAAGTCAGTATATCAAGGCGCTTGACGTACTTTCTGCTAAAAATTAATTTTATATAAATAAATCTATTGAACACCTAAAAGGGGAAAACTAAATGTTTCTTTCAGAGCAATTAACAAAAAAGTGGGAGCCAGTCCTCAACCATGACGGTCTTGGACAGATCTCGGATAAGTACAAGCGTGCGGTTACTGCAGTAGTTCTTGAAAACCAAGAGCGTGCACTTCGCGAAGAGCGCACTGCTCTTTTCGAAACTCCAGCAAACAACATCGCTGGTGCAACAACTGGTGGTGCTGATAACGTCGATCGTTACGACCCAATCCTAATCTCGCTCGTTCGTCGTGCGTTGCCAAACCTAATGGCATATGACGTTGCTGGCGTACAACCTATGACTGGTCCAACTGGTCTTATCTTCGCAATGAAGAGCAAGTATAGTGCAATGAACGGCACAGAAGCACTCTTCAACGAAGCAGATACAGACTTCGCGGGTACTGGTACTCACGCTGGTTCGAACCCAGTCGATGGTACTTATACCACAGGTACTGGTATCGCAACAGTAGACGCTGAGCAACTTGGCGAAACTGGCGGAACTGACTTCAACGAAATGGCATTCTCGATCGAGAAAACAACTGTAACTGCTAAGACACGTGCTCTTAAAGCAGAATACACTGTAGAACTCGCTCAAGATCTCAAGGCAATTCACGGTCTTGACGCTGAAGGCGAACTTTCCAACATCCTTTCGCAAGAAATTCTTGCTGAAATCAACCGCGAAGTTATCCGTACGATCTATAAGGTTGCTAAGACAGGTGCCGCTTCGACTGCAACTGCTGGTACTTTCGATCTTGACGTTGACTCAAACGGTCGTTGGTCGGTTGAGCGTTTCAAGGGTCTTCTGTTCAACATCGAACGTGACGCTAACGTAATCGCTCAAGACACTCGTCGTGGTAAGGGTAACTTCATTATCTGTTCGTCAGACGTTGCTGCTGCTCTTGCAATGGCAGGTATGCTTGATACAGGTGCTGCACTTGCTGGTTCGCCATCGCTTCAAGTTGATGACACAGGCAATACCTTCGTTGGTACGCTGAACGGTCGTTACAAGGTATTCGTAGATCCTTACTCAGCAAACACTGGCGCTGCATCGCAGTTCTATGTTGTTGGTTATAAGGGTGCTAATGCTTATGACGCTGGTATCTTCTATTGCCCATACGTTCCACTACAAATGGTTCGTGCTATCGACCCTAACACCTTCCAACCAAAAATTGGTTTCAAGACTCGTTACGGCATGATCGCTAACCCATTCGTAACTCAGTCGAACGGTACAACTGATGGTGATACTTTCACTGCCAACCGTAACCAATACTATCGTCGCGTTAAGGTTACTAACCTGATGTAATCGATACCTCTCCTTTAGAGGGAGGGTTGCTAAGAAACTGGGGGGAGCAGAAATGCTCTCCCCTTTTTCATTATAAATAGTATGAAACATATGAGGGTAACATGGTATTAAAAACATCACTTGGTGTAACAGAGGCGAACTGGGTCAATCAACAACCTAGTGATCTCGATTATCTAAAACCAAATGGATTTAAATTCCAGATTCACAATCTACCAAATGTTTCGTATTTCTGCCAAGCAGCAAATATTCCAGCGATACAATTGGGTTCGCCAGTTATGCCGACGCCTCTGTCGGATATCCCAGTTCCAGGTGATAAACTATCATACGGCGATCTGGTGATCAGGTTTCTCGTCCAAGAGAACATGGCAAACTATCTCGAATTATACAACTGGTTAATCGGTCTTGGATTCCCAGAATCGAGAGAGCAATATAAAAATTGGAATGACGGTCAACGGTATAGATTCCCTGCTATCTCAGATAAACGATTGGGTGCATTGGGTAACTTCTCAGACGCAGACTTCTTCATTCTCGATTCTGATAACAATCCAAACGTCAAAATTACATATTATGATGTGTTCCCTGTAAGTCTCGAAGGGTTGGATTTTGATATCAGTACTGGAAGAGCAGACTACTTGGTTGGTATTGCTGCATTTAAATATCGCCACTATACAGTCGAAGCACTTTAAAGCTTGACATTCTGGATAAAATTTAGTATACTTATATTATTTTTCTATTGAGGGCATTATGAAACTATCTGAAATACAAGAGTCATGGACTAACGACTGCAAGATCGACCAATTAAATCTTGGTCCAGAATCAACTAAGACACCAGAGTTGCATTCCAAGTATCTCAATCTGTTATCAAATTCTAAACTGCAGTTGCGTAAAGCAGAGGCAGATTATTATCGCTTGCGCAGAACTAAGATGCGGTATTATCGCGGCGAACTTACTCGCGAAGAACTTGAAGAACATGGATGGAATCAATACCAAGGTCTTAAACCACTCAAGAATGAGATGGACGATGTTCTTCAGTGCGACGAAGAGATGATCAAACAGCAAGACAAAATTGATTATATCAAAGCGATCCTATACCAATTAGAGCAGATTCTGCGGTCACTAAATAGTAGGACATGGGATATTAAGTCCGCAATTGAGTGGACCAAGTTTACAAATGGATTAATGTGACCGATCTAACAATCACCAAAAAAGATGAAGTGTATCTTAATGTGGAATGCGATCCGAGCATTGCACAGGAACTCAACGACTACTTTACGTTTGATGTTCCAGGAGCAAAATTCATGCCAACATATCGCGCTAAGTTATGGGACGGTAAGGCACGGTTGTTTAACATGTGGACTAAAGAACTTTACGTAGGTCTTCTTCCATATCTCAGAGAATTTTGCCAGCGTAATGAATATGAGATGGACGTTCAGATCGAACGTATCGGCGATCCTATCAGTTACGAAGAATTGGTTGAATATGCTGACTCGTTGAATCTTCATTCACAAGGCAATCCGATCGAAGCGAGAGACTACCAGTTGGACGCAGTTAAGTATGCGATCCGGATCGGCAGAACTCTGCTACTGTCACCAACTGCATCAGGTAAGTCGCTGATCATATATTTGTTAATGCGGTACCACCAGAAGTTTGGGCGCAAGCAACTGATCATTGTCCCCACCACATCTTTAGTCGAGCAAATGTATAAGGACTTCCAAGACTACGCAGCAGCAACAGATTGGAAGGCATCATATAATTGTGCCAGAATTTACTCGGGGTTTGAGAAGTCAAACGAATATCCTATAAC